GAAACAAAAAAGAACTGAATGCTGGGGCGAATGGGAAAAGTCTAAGCAAAAGAGAATGCAAATGGAAATGCGTTTGCTTATTGCTAATGACTTAGGTGATTTAAACCTTTGGCATAGTTATTCATGTGACTTTCGCGGTCGTGCTTACACACAGTCTACTATCTTATCTCCGCAAAGCGGTGACTTTGACGCTGCCCTCATTGAGTTTGCTAAAGGCGTAGAAGTAGATGACGATATGTTGTACTGGATTAAAGTTAATGTAGCTAACCTATGGGATCAAGATAAGATACCCTTTGACGATCGTGTTAAATGGGTGGACGATAACATAGACATGCTTAGTCAAGTCGCTCAGTTTCCAGAAGAAACAGTAAGGTTATGGGAAGATGATAAGAAGAAAAAGAATGTTTCTTTTCGTAGACTTGCTGCTACTTTTGATTTGTTCAGTGCTATTAATATTAAACTTTCTTTTATACCGATTCATCTTGATGGGACTTGTAACGGCATACAACATTGGGTTGCAGCTATGCTTGACGAAATGCTTGCCTCCTATGTAAATGTATGTGATACAGCCAAGCCCGGTGATATGTATAACTTTATTGCATCTATGTCAACAGACAAAATGATTGCAGAAAGAACAGAGAATGATTACTTTGATTTGTTCCTAACACATTGGGAAGAAACTACTGACGATAATAAGATGCCTCGTAGCCTGCCGAAGCGTACAGTTATGTGCGACCCTTACGGAGTTACATACTATTCAGCCCGTCAGTACATTAGATCAGAAGGACATCTTGATTGGTGTCGTGATATGCTTGAGCCGAAAGGCTTGAGTTGGCAAGGAGCTATTGTTGAATGCACCTCAGTTATCTGGGAGTCATTACAAGAAGCTTTGATTCGACCTAACTTAGCTAAGGAGTATATTAAAAGTTGCGTTGAGTTATGTTATAATGATGACGAAAGAAAAAAGAAACCGCTTGAATGGGTGACACCTAATGGTTTTAAAGTTAGACAGTACTACACTGAACACATTGAGTATATTACTGATATAGCTTTATTACTTAAGAACGATGTACGCATCCGGCATACAGCAGAGATGTGGCAGTTTACTGATGAAATGAATCCACGAAAGATGATGACTGCTATCCCACCGAACTGGGTACATTCATTGGATGCAGCACACATGAGCATGGTAGTCAACTATCTTGCCCGTGCAGGTTGTAAAAACTTTTCTATGATTCACGACAGCTTTGGTGTTACGTGTGACTTTGCTAAACAACTAAGTGAAGTAGTAAGGATTATGTTCTATGAGATACATAAAGAAAACCAACTCGTTAAATTCAAACAAAGTATTGAAAACTTTGTGGAACACCCCGTCCCAGACCCACCCGAAAGAGGCAGCCTTGACCCAGAAGAAATCCTCAGATCCACCTATCTCTTCAACTGAGTGGTTGAAAGATGTATTAGATTCTGGTACAATGGTACGTATTGACTGGGTTGATGCTCAGACTTCAGGTGGCCCCGGTTGGGTTGACGCTGAAGACATGCAGCAATGGGCCTTTGACAAGTGCGTGCTAGTTACTACCATAGGATTTGTTTTAAATGAAACTGACAATAGTATTTCTCTTACTGATGCTATTCAACACGATGGAACTGCTGGAGGTGCAGTGCATACAATACCAAAAGAAATGATCAAATGCGTACACGAATTAGGTATTATTATGGAGACAGAAGATGATGACAACGGAACCTCATGATATGATGGTCCTCGGTGAGCGGGACATGGAAGAAGCTCTTGGTACTATTGCGGAGAACATTGCTACTGAAACAGAATCTGTTTATCACATTTATTTGCCCCACATCAATTGGGTAAAAATTATCCTAGAAAATGTTACAACTATTGGCGAAAAGCTAATTGATCCTGATAACATTAACGAGAACTTGGTTCAAATTGAATTCATTATTGAAGGACAAGACTATGACGAACCCGACTACGAGTGACGATCTCGATCCTTACAACGATGAGGATTTTATTTCTGCTATCATGATGGTCATTCGTACCATTAGACGTAAGGGTAGATGGCACAATTGGCATGAAGACGAGTTGCTTAGTGCAGCTTACACTCATGCCCTTAGAATTAGGGACAGGTGGTCAAAGGATAAAGGGAAATTCATGAAGTATCTTTTTTCTTCTTTACCGTTTAGGATCTCTGATGAGATGCGATATCAAGCGGGTCATAAAAGAAATCCTAATTATCTTACACCCGGTGAACCTCGTTTCTTTAATAAAGAACTTCAGATTGTAAATAAAGAAGACAAGCATTATATCGATTGCTTGGAGGCTAACCCTAGTGAACCTACTTCAGACTACGATTGGGAAAACAATTACGATTGGTTTGCTTTGACTCCAGTTGAAGAAGAGTGTGTTCGCTTGCGGATTAGAGGAATTACTCTTAAACAAACAGGTATAAAACTTGGAGTTAGTGAATCAAGGGTGTGTCAAATTATTGCTAACGTAAGAAAGAAATGGAAGCACCATAACGAGGAGAACAACAATGAGTAGAGTATTAGTTATTGGTGACCTTCATGCTCCCGCTGTACATGAAGATTACTTTGAATTTATTAGATCAATACGGCGTAAGCATCGTACAGATCAAACAGTTTTTATTGGTGACGTTATTGATCATCATGTTATCTCGTATCACAAGTCTAACCCTGAGTCTCCTGATGCAATCAGAGAGTACGAGCTTGCCTTTGAGACTGTCAAGAAGTGGTACAAGGCGTTCCCTAATGCTTACGTGACTATAGGTAACCACGACAATCGTGTACATAGGCTGGCTGCGGATGCTGGTATCCCTGCTATGTACCTTAAGGAATACAAAGAATTGTATAAGACAAAGAACTGGGAGTGGGTACATAATGTTGAGTTGGATGGGGTTTATTACTATCATGGCACCGGTGCTGCTTCTGCTTACCCGGCATTTAATGCAGCTAGAACACGCAATCAATCAGTCGTTATGGGTCACCACCACACAAAGGCGGCTATTAACTGGCTCAGTGGGCCTAATAATCATCGTATCTTTGGTATGTCTGTTGGCTGTGGGGTAGACAATACTCACCTGTCTATGCTATATTCTGAACATTATTTGGTAAAACCTATGCTTTCATGTGGGGTAGTTCACAACGGACACCCGATACTAGAAGTAATGCCGGTGTAAAAACCCATGCTATAACAAACTACGGTATGTCCGTAGGGAAAGGAGAACAATGTCAGAAGAAACTATGACAACTGAAGAGATGAATACAACTGAAGAAACTGAAACTATGGGGCAACCTGTAGGAGTGCAGGCTCAGGTAGTCGTTAAGTACCTTGAAGAAATCTATGGTGCTATTACTATGCTTGCTACTAACATTAACGCTCAAACTAAGCAACTTAAAGAACTCATTGAGAACCACGAAAAGGAAACTAACAATGGCTGATCGAATTACTGCATCCCTTAAGACTGATGACCTCACTGTCAAGTACTCCCACGTCTCCAAGCCTGATACTAAGTATAACGCTGAAGGAGAATATAAAGTTACTGTTGAACATGATGACGCACTGGAAGCTACTCTTCAAGAGTATGCAACTAAGTGGAAGGTTGACCAGCCCTTCGTCAAGACTGGTAAGGATGGATCACGATTCATTACTTTTAAATCTAAGTATCAACCCAAGATGTTCACCACTGAAGGTGTCGAAGCACGTACTCCGGGCTTCTGTTGGAAGGGCGATACAGTAAACATCAACTCCGTTATTTACCCCGTTGAGGTTATGGGTAAGACTTATCTTAGCCTCAAGTTCAATGCGGTTCTGCTTAAGGAAGTAGCTACTGACAGCGGCTCCTCATCTAACTCTAACCCGTTTGGTACAGGCAATGCCGTTAGTTCCTCAGAGGTTGACTCCTCCGATGGAGAGCAGCCCGATGAACCAACGACAGTCGTTACCGACGAAGTGCCGTTCGGTTAAGGAGGACGTATGAAGTGGCGATTTGATATTAACCCAGTCGCTGCTAGCCGTCCGAGAGTGTCTAAGTACGGACACGCATACTTTACTGGACCCTACAAAGAGTTTAGAAAAAGCATGGCACAATTAGCCGAAGCGGTTCTTGGAGAGCATACGCCTTTCCAAGGGCCGCTTTCGGTTGTGCTGGACATCTATGTAACAAAACCTAAGACAACTAAGCTACGGTCACCCAGAGGAGACGTAGATAACTATGCTAAGGCTTGCCTTGACGCATTGAATACTTTAATGTGGGAAGATGACAAACAAATAGAACACTTATGTATTAGTAAATGTTGGACTGATGGTCCTGAACAAGACGGCTGGTTTGAAATTGAGGTATTAACTAATGATTGATGTATTCAAAAAGATTCTTACTGAACTAGTTGGAGATGCGGTGCCGGTTGAATCCGATGGTGACGATGCTAGTTACTATTGGGAGATCAACGTAACTGACGAGAAGATGAGAAACATTGAGAAAGAACTTAACTCATGATTAAAGAAGAAAGTTATATGGTTGATCGAGAGCAGTGTCCTAAATGCGCTGCTGATGGTCATGACAGATCAGGTGACAATATGGTTGTCTACTCTGATGGTCACAAGTATTGTTTTAGATGTGAGACGTATGTCCACGGAAACTCTAACACTCCTAAGGAAACTACTATGACAACAACAACTAACTTTACTAAGTACTCTGGCTCTTGCGTTGACATTCAGGATAGGAAAGTTGATCACAAGACTTGCCGTAAGTATGGCTATCAAGTGGCAAACATTGGCGGCAAAGAAGTTCACATCTCTAACTACTACCGCAATGGCGAGGTAGTTGCCCAGCATCTTCGTGGTCCCGACAAGCAGTTCAAGTGGACCGGCACACCCAGAGGATGCGAGTTGTACGGCCAGCATCTATTCAAGTCTAATGGCGGCAAGAAGCTGGTGATTACTGAGGGCGAGATTGATTGCCTGACTGTGAGTCAGTTGCTTGGTACGTGGCCTGTTGTCAGCTTGCCTAATGGCGCAACGTCAGCAGTCAAGAGTGTCAAAGAGAACTTAGAGTTTATTAATTCTTATGAAGAAGTTGTTCTCATGTTTGACATGGATGAACCCGGTAAGGAAGCAGCCCGTAAGGTGGCTGAGATCCTTCCTCCGGGCCGAGCTAAGATTGCTACCCTGCCATACAAGGATGCAAACGAGTGCGTTCTCAAGGGTAACTCCAAGGCTGTGGTGACTGCGTTCTGGGAAGCTCAGGCATACAGCCCTGACGAGATCCTGCATGTCAGTGACATCCGAGATAGCACCGAAGAGAAAGAAGCAGAAGTGTGGGCTTTCCCGTGGGACAAGATGTCAGAGTTCTTTATCGGCCAGCGCAGCGGAGAGATTACTCTTTGGACCTCAGGCACTGGCTCAGGTAAGTCAACTATTCTTCGTGAACTTATTCATCACCACTTGAATGACGGGCGATCTGTTGGTGCTATCATGCTTGAAGAGTCGCCCAAAGAAACTATCGATGATATGATTTCATTGATGTTGAACAAGCCAGTTCGTGCGATTCGTGCGTCACGTATGATGAATGACCTCCGAGTTAAGATGGGCAAGCAGCCTATTGATATTAATGTTATTGATGACCTTACTGATGAAGAGTATGCTAACGCTAAGAAAGATCTAGCTTCGACTAAGTTCTATGTCTACGATCACCTTGGCAACAATGCAATGGCAAACCTTCTTGCTCGTATGGAGTTCATGGCTATCTCATTGGGAGTTGAAGTTATTGTCCTTGACCACATCACTGCGGCTGCGGCTGGACTGATGGGATTCACAGGCAAGGACGTTGACGGCGGTAGCAGTGAG